TTACTTTTGTTCTATCTTAATTTCCTTGATAGATTTTAATTCATTACAAATCTCTATGGCTTGCTCCTTGGTTGGTGCATCTATAGATGTAATATTGCCATGGTCATTAAATGTCACTTTGACTCTTTTATTTTGTTGCATCTTTGCTACTAAAATTGACACTATGGCACCAATACCTCCTGAAGCTAAAGGAATTGCAACCTCAACCCATTCAACTGCTCCACCACTAAAACATAATGGTCCTCTTCGATGTTCCACCTCTTTGCTCTCGAATTCAGCGGTTAATTCCTCTATAATTTTCCAAGGCGCCTTAATCAGGATGGTGTTTATGTTACTACTTGTCATGAAAGGAACTTCTCCTTTAAGCCGTTTGAGAATAGCTACAACCCTATTTTCAAGTGCAATAAAAATTGTTCTATCAAGAAATGTCACTGCATTAATTGATGTGAACAGTGAATCCGAACGAAATGACCTCGCTGATATTTCTAAAGTTATCATTTCATCACCACACTCAAAATAGTGTGGTATTTAACTTTAGCAGATACATTTAAGCAAACACCCCTAAATTCTTTAGTCGGCTATGTGTATCTTAACTTTCTATTTCACGATGCTTAATTTTGCTCTACTCATTGTTTTAAATACAAAAAGCCCTCAAATAAAGAGGGCTTTTTGGTTTATACATTATTATTTAACAGAACTAAACAGCGCCAGCGCACATATCCACTGAATTAACTTTGGTAGGTCTAACAATAAATCGTGAAACAGATTCGTGGCTGATGAATGTTGCACTGCAATTAACATTCTGGCACTGATTGTGGTTTTCTTTGGTTTCGTTAGTGATATAACGTGAAGTACGAATACGGGCAAGCTCGCCGCAAAGAGGACATTTCATCATGATTCGGTTACCTTTTTCATGATGTTGATATTACATATATTGTACTGACACTTTATACAGTAGTCATTACTTTTTCTTTATTTTTCATTCACTCATTTCAATACTTGATACTTTGACTTCAAGCTCAAGTGATGATGTGTACCCACTGTCATTTAATGAGTGAGAAACTCGCGTTAATATCCACTCTGCACCATCAATTTCAGGCTTAAACCCCTGCACCTTAACTGGCATTTCGGGGTAGATATCAGCCCTCCCTTTTGCAAGCTGTATTGAAAATGAAGCAACTCCACGCTGCATCTTTTCCCATTCTGCCTTTGCGGCCCGTTCCGCGTTGCTCTTGTTCGCGTATGTATGCGAAAGCGTTAACGTGTTCCCCTCTTCGCCGACAAGATAATCCCCTTGTGGCTCATCCACTTTAGTTTTAGCCGGCTCATCCTTTTTTGCCGACTCTTTCTTTTTAGTTTTTCGCTTACGCTTTACTTTGACTTCATCTTTTTGTTTTGGCTTCCGTGTATTTAGCCAACTTGCGACTACGCCGGTATATGCCCCGCGATCAGCGAGTGTAAACCGGTAACTATCCCCAATCTCTCGCGTTAACAGCAAAGGCGGGATAGGCTTTCCGCTTGCCGTTTTACCACTCCCCTGCGGCATAAATAATAACTGACCATTTTTAATGGCAGCGATAGCCCCCTCTTGCTGCCCTAACCTTGCTAAAAAAGAGCCGTCTGACTCGTTGGTTTGGTCAATGTGTTTAAGCTTGATTTTCGCTAACTGACTCTCAATAACTGGCCCCACATTGTTACGCGCAGCGATTGTTTTGATAATGTCGCCCAATGTTTTATCGTGATATGACATTTCACGCTTAACATTGAGCGTAGATCTAAAATCCGCACTGCGACCACGAATAGCAATTTTATCCGGTGCTCCGCTGTATTCAATTTCATCAACCGTGAATTTCCCTTTAAAAATTAACGGCTCATTTTTCCAGCCTAGATGAATTGATAATTCCTCGCCCCGCTTAGGTAGCATCATTTTTCCGTCGGCATCGTCGATTTCGATATCAAGTTGGTCGGCTTCAAATCCCCGATTATCAGTCAGGTTCAGCGAAATTAATCGCCCTTGTAGTCGCTCGTTGATATTCACCGTTCCGGCTGTAATGACATATTGTGGTACCGACTCAAAGCCAGTTAGAAAAAAATCACTCACCCTAACATTCCCCCAATACCATTACTGACCGCATCCATAACAGAGTTTAACTGCTCATTAAGATTACCGAACATCTCAGAGAGTGACTCATCAACCCGCTTTATTGTTAGTGTAAACTCAATTTTTCTGGCTGCGCTATCTTCAAAAAAATCGCTTTTGTTCTCACTTAAACTTTCAATGACATACATCCCGTAAATGGTGCCATCACCACCAATAAATGACCATGCTTTGCCGGTTTCTGCCATGGCTTGTAGTGCCAATAACGAAAATTTACCGCCAGTTAATTCAGGGTATAACGTACCTGACAAAGTAATCGGGTCATTCGACGGGCCCAAAAACTGATAACTTGGGCGCTTACCGATGCGATTGTGATAACCAAATCGGAATTGGTGCTCTCGCTGCATTGCTTGAAATGGCGTTGTTCTCAACTCAAAGACGAACAACCCTAACGCTGCCATTGCCATAATTAATAACCCTCGCTATCACGGTATTGGCTACGCTGTGCCGCTTTTTGCTTCCGATAATACGCTTCAATTTGTCGTGCGACTTCCTGCCCGATATCCTGCGCAGATTGGTTCGGTTGTGGGTAAATATTAATGATTGGCGCTGGAATTGGCTGACTGGATGGTACCGCCGTTTTGGTACCTGAATTCACAGCATACGGATGGATAGGCTTTGCGCTCACCGGCTCGGCTAATGATCCTAATGTCATTGCTGCTGCCATTGCCATGGCTGCCGTATTTCGTCGGCTGGTCACGCGAGCAGGGCCCTCGACAATTTCTGCGCCCCGTTCGCCAACAATGCCAAATTGCCCACGCGGAATAACGCCGCCACTGTCGAACATACCTGCACTTTTCATCCCCGCCTGTAAGACGGTGACTTGATTCATCGCGCGTAAATTTTTAGTTTCATCCGACAACATCCAATCCGGTAAGAGATCAGTTGCCATTTTTTTAATTTCAGCAAATTGGGCTTTCAGTGACTCCCACTTTTCTAAAATACCATTTTTAAGGCTATCAATAATCTGCCCACCGATTTGCTGGAAATATGCCGGTAGATTAGTGACGTCATTAATAATTTCATTCCATTTATCTGAAATGGTCTTTTTAATCAGCGCCCACATGTTAACCGTTGTCGTAACAATGCTATTCCAGTGCTGATAAATAAGGCCAACGATTGTCCAATTAAGAATGTAAGATTTTAAGCCCTCCCAAAATGCGCTAAACACTTTGGTCACGCTGTCCCACAAAGACTGGCTATAACTGACAATCCCGTTCCATACTTTAATGATGGGATCTATAGTCCATTTCATGATAAATGACTGGATCCAATTCCATGCGTCAGAAAAAATCTGAGAAACTAACGCCCACAACCCTTTAAAGAATGGCGCAATATCATCCCAATATTTGTAAATGAGATATGCGGCGGCCGCAATCGCTGTAATGATTAAGATAATCGGGTTTGCTAATAACGCTTTTCCCAACATCATAAATGCTGCACCGACCAACTTAATCGGCTTTATCAACAATGATAAGAATCCACTACCTTTAATCCCCAATACCGACAAGCTAAATTTTGCCATGGCGAGTGGCCCAATCATTGCCGCAATCATTAATGAAATACCGCCACCCACGGCGAGCAAGGCACCTAGCCCCAAAGTGATCATAGTGATTTGTTTTACTAACTCAGGGTTTTTCTTTGCCCATTCACCGAATTGGCCAATTAACCCTGTGACTTGCTGCGCAATGCTTCTTAATGGACTGTCTGCGCCGCCAAACACCTGAATACCGACATCTTCATACGCGGAGGTTAAGTTTTTCAAATCACCATCAAGGTTATCGGTCATGGTTTTAGCCACTTTCTCGGCTTCACCTTTTGCGGCTTTGATTTCTGCAATCATGGATTGCAGTTGCCCTGACCCCGCCTGATCGGCAAGAACAGACAGCGCCGAGAACGCCTCCTCTCCCGCAATATGTTTGAACAGCCCCGCGCGTTGTGCGGTACCCATTTTCTTATCCAATTCCTCAAGAATGGCGGGAAACTCGCGTAAATTTCCTTTTGCATCGCGGGTTTTGATGCCCAGCTTTGTGAGTGCTTCGGCGGCTTGTTTTGGCGGCTCAGCTAAACGGCCCAGAATAGATCGCAAACTGGTACCCGCCATTGAGCCTTGAATACCTGCATCACCCAACTTACCGGCTGCAACGGCTGCCGTTTCTAAATCAACCCCTAACCCTGACGCCACCGGCGCAACATATTTCATGGTATCGCCAAGCATGTTTAAGTTGACGTTAGAGCGTGTAAACGTGGCGACTAACGTGTCGCTCACGCGGTTCATTTCACCGGAATCAAGTTTAAAGCCGGTTAAAATGTTAGAGCCGATATCTGCCGTCGTTGCCAAATCAATATCACCCGCCAACGACATTGACAGCGTACCTTTCATGGCATTTTTAATTTGCTCTGGCTTGAATCCTGCCATTGCATAGAACGCTTGCCCTTGTGCCACTTCATTGGCGGTAAATGCTGTCGTCGCCCCCAAGTCACGCGCTTGGGTTCTGAGCATCTTATAATCAGCCGAATCTTTATCTAAGCGTGTCAATGCCTGCACTTTTGACATGCCGATTTCAAAGTCATAGCCTGGGGCCAGCACTTTTTTAGCGGCATATCCCATGCCGATACCGGTAGCAGTCATTGCCGCCCCCGACCCCGCAATTTTGTTCCGCGTGTCCATTGCAGATTGATAGCTATTTCTGGCACTCGACATGCGCCGCTCTTGCTCAGCACTGCGCTTTAATTGCTGCTCTTGCCGTTGTAATTGCTGAGTTGTCCTAGCAATGTCGCTGTTTAATCGCCGCTGCGCCTGCCCGAGTTGATTCGTTGAAATACCACTCGCTTGCAACTCGCTCCGCTGCCGTTGGACAGATTGCTGTAACTCACCATATTTATTTTTTAATTGTGAGGCTTCTCGCTGCGCTTTTCTTAACGCATCGGCTTGCTTTCGAGTGGGGTTTTCTGTGGCGCTCAGTTCACGGGCTAACGCTGACGCACGTTGCGTTGCAGCTTGGTAAGCCTGCTGAGTTTCATTGAGTTGTTGTTTGACTTTGCGAAACCCCTCAATCTGTCCAGCCTGTTGATTGAGGGTTTTTAATGCATCACGAGATTGGCGGATAGCTCCCGCCAGTTTTTTGTTAGACTCTTGCGCGCTACGAAATGGCTTTGTCAATTTATCGACAGCATTTAGCACGACTTGTAAACGTAGGTTTTTACTCATCACCGTGTCCGCTTCGTTTGTAAGCGCGATAACGCCATTCTAATAATTCGATGAGGCTCATTTCGGCGGTTGCCGACGGTTGCCAATGAAAAATGGTGGCAATATCTGCCACCAAATCATCAACGGTTAATCGTTCTGGTAGTCCGTGCGCATCGAGTTCGGTAGCAAAAAATTAACCACCTCAATCGAAAGCAGAACCAGATCAGCGGGGTTCATTGCCATGATTTCAGGCTTAGTCAGCGTTGGGGAAGTAATACGCGGCAACACTTCTGACATAGATAATACGTCCATATCCATCAGCGCCTGTAAACGCACACCACGTAATGCACCGGTGTTCGGCTTACGCACGACAACTTCGGTAAGTTCTGTTTCACCGCGTTTAATTGGCTCATCCAGTTTTACAGTGGCTTGATTTTTTTTCATTTCATCAGTCATTTTATTTTCCATTACAGCCCAATAGCCGCACGTTGTTCAGCAAGACGATCAACACCGTCCACAATTTCAACCATGTTGATAATGTCAATTTCAAGAAGTGACTTCCCGCCCCAAATCAACTTGTAATACGTTGACTTAAAGCTAAATTTAACTTGGGTGTTATCACCCTGCTTTGCCGTTCCTGAGTCAATCTCAGAAAGGAAACCGCGCAGCTCTATCTCACAAGCTGTCACTTCGCCGGTATCTTCTCGTTGGTAAGCACCGGCAAAACGTAACGTCACGCCATCAATTTCAGTGATACCCCACTGCTCATAGATTTGCGCTTCCATACCGCCTAACGTGATTTCGCTATCGAGGGCACTATCATCTAATCCCATGCGGATATTAGCGGCGCCATTCATTCCGCCACCGCGGTAGGTTTCTAACTTTCTGGTGATTTTTGGCAATGTCATTTCTTCGACAATACCGACCCAGTTTTGCCCCTCATTAAAGAGGTTCATACTTTTTAATTTACGTGGTAAAGCCATGATTACCCCTTAATCTTTGATGAGAAGTCCATCAAGTATTTATCAGTGATGCGCTGACGTAATGTGATGTTTTCTGCAGGTGGTACCGGTGTGTAGTCATAATCAATTACTAACTTACCGTCCTTTAATTCGTCCTTATCATTGGCATCAGGATCAAACCAACACTCGCCACCTAGGAGATAACCATTGCGAGTTAATGAACGCATTTTCGCGTTAATGCCTGAAATGATGAATTTCACCAGCGTTGGTGTCATTGGCTTATCAACTGCCCACATGTGGGCTTCTGCCATCGTGTCAGCAATGATTTGTGCTGTTCGCGTGTAGTTTTCGAATGCAAATAGCGGATCATCGGAACAAGTGCGAGAACCCCAAAAGCGAAAGCCATCCTCACGAATCAGAGTGGTAATATCATTTTCGTTGAGTAAACCGGCGTCAGTGGCTGGATTCTGTAAATCCCATGAAATATCGGCTGAAATACCTGTTACACCGTTAACACCTACGTTAGACAGCGTCTTATGCCAGCCAGTTTCCTGATCGATTTTTGCACGTAGCCCTAATGCGCGCGCCGTGGCAAAGGCGATAGATTCACCGTTGGCAACTTTGTCCCATGATAAAAAATCAGGGTGGATGATCATTAATTCGCGCTGATTAAAGTTTTTGCGGTAGTCCAATACCTCTGACACCGTTTTGCAGCCGTAGGCACTAACATAAGCAAAAGCGCGCAGCTCTTGGGCAACTGCCGCTAACTTGGCCGCAACTGCCTGCGAGTCATGACCCGGCGCACCGAGAATACGAGGCTTTACGCCAGTATGGTTTTTGGCGGTAAGCAATGCCTGTAAACCTGTTTTTTGTCCGGTATCGGTTGTGCCACCAATAATATTGGAGGTTGTCTCCGCTTCGGTTTCACCTTGCTCCACACGCACAACGACAGTAATCGGAGATGTTTGGTCGCCAATCGCTTCTAACGCGTGGGAAAGCGTTCCGGTTTTACCGGCTTTGCCTAATGCACTTTTAATATTAGTAATAAGCACAGGCTTATTAAGTGGAAATGCAGTTGCATCAGCATCATCAGCGGTACACACCATGCCGACAATTGCGGTGCTAATAGTTCGAATAGGGCGTGTTCCGTCGTTGACTTCAACAGTGCGGACGCCGTGATGGTAATCTTGTGCCATAAAAGAAGCTCCTTTTTGTGGTAGCTTCTATGGTGTTATTGATATTTCGCGTTGTCGCGGGATGGGTGTTGTATCGCGGAGTTGTACAACAAAGGGGCAATAGCCCCCTTGGTTATTCTGGCTTGATACCCCAATCAATATCTGGGGCTTGTGACGTGTCTACATCTGCAACCTTGATGCTATATATTTCCCAAGCAATCAATAAATCTTTATCGTCGTCTGTTGCCATGTTTAATTTGACTTTTCTCTCAAGCATTGAAATCCGTTGCTCTGCCTCTTCTAGGCGCAGTGCTTTTTCATATTCTGCTTGCGTAATAAATGATGCTTTTTGTGCTTCGATATCCATCACCCATTTTTTACCATTCCAAACGTCAAAGTCCGTTACTGGTTCTATCCATGTTAAAGATTCTGTTAGCTCTCCAATGAAATCAATATTGACGGCTTGCTTTGTTTCTGTGCTATACGCGATTTTTCCTCTATGATCTTTTTTATGTTGCCACTGATTAGATTCAACATCGAAAACTATAGCGTACCCATTTTTGTTTTTAGGTGGCTCAATATCTGTACAAAATGGAAGTAGAGGCGTCTCTTCATCAATATACCCATCTGACACACCAATGAACTCACCGCTATCACTAGTATAGTTATAAATCTTAATGACTTTAGATTCTTCTGTATTCATTTTATCCTCAACTTACTCTATGCCAGCCCATTAACATAATATAAGCATTAGTTATATTGATCGCATTATTGCTACCTTTATTGCCAGTAGTGCCTGAAACAGTATGCGTATGCGCTCCTATTGCCACTGTATGAGCATGATCTCCGGCAGCTCCGGATGACCTACCTGTACCAGGTTGATATGCTGTGTGGTTGTTATCACCATAAAATGAGCGAACATCGGAAGCAATAGGATGGGTATGGCTTCCTGTAGTATTGGTCGACTTTGTTCCATAATCGAAGCTACTCGTTGTTGCAGAAAAACTGTGATTATGCGCTGGAATTTGAGCTTCTGTTAAGGTTACTGAATCCGAGCCTCCCTCTTTTAGTACATTAGAGCCATTCAAACTAGCCAAACGGATAGTCTTATTTTCACCAATATATTGCCACTTAGTATTAGGAAACAAAGTATTAGGGTTTTTATTTTGAGCAAACCACACAACAATACCGACAGGATAGATAGCATTGAGATTAACTGCGCTTTGTAATGCCTCGGTAACAGCCTTCTGGCTCATGATCTGAGACGTTGATTGCCCTGTGGCCTGAACAATGCTAGATGATGGCACTCTGTTGTTAGCATTGGCGTTTGCACTATCTGCTGTGGATTTTGCAGTATTAGCCGTAGATTGAGCAGCACTTGCCGCACTGGCGGCTGAGTTAGCCGTAGCCTGCGCATCTGTTCCCGCTTTTTTCGCATCCGCTATTGCGGTAGTCGCCGCCTTTTGACTCATAACCTGAGTCGTTGATTGCCCTGTACTTTGAACAACGTCAGTTTTAGGCAGGCGGTCATTAGCGTTGCTATTTGCACTGGACGCTGCACTTGCTGCTGAACTTGCTGCACTGGCAGCGGAGTTAGCTGTAGCTTGAGCATCCGTTCCGGCTTTCTTTGCATCCGCTATCGCGGCAGTCGCCGCCTTCTGACTCATTATCTGAGTCGTTGATTGCCCTGTACTTTGGACAATATCTGCTATCGGTACCGCCCCAACATCTTTAGCTGTGAGTTCTTTGATTTTTTTGTCTAAAACTTCAATAGCATCATCAACATACTTACGAGTTGCTAATACGACTGTCGGATCAATTTTAAGCGTGACAGATTCGGTATGACTGACAATGAGAACCACGCGAATTGTTTGAGTACGCCCCGACCCTTCAACCAATAACGGCTTATAAGTTTCTGGGCAGTTTGCGACAGCAACCAATGCCCCTGATTTATCAAACAACCCAATTTCACGTATCCACCAACCTCCCTCGTTTTCAGGAATAACCTGTTCTGCAATGATTTGATTCGGGTTTAACGGATCAATAAACAGGGTATTAATCGCTGCCTTTCGGCGTTCATTGATTAGTTTCGTTTGCTTAGTGTCTGGCGCCGGCAATGAGCCGCCACCATCACCAACAGACATGTGTGTCAATTCAATCTTTGTGCCGAGAGCTGTCGCCTCTGCGAGCACCTTTTCACCATACGTGGTGAGCAATGCAAAATATTTCATTGGAGAGTAACCCTCATTTCATCAATAACATGAACTGCTGCACCAGTGGAAATAACACCCCCAACACTGATCACATCTGGCGTGTACGGATAAACAGTCAGCTCATCCCCGCCATAGCTCGCAGCCGCACAAAAAATATTGCCTTTGGTTTCAAGTTGAATCGTTAGCCCGACAAGGTGTCGGCTGGCTGGCTTCGCATCGAAAATTAGCGCCTCTAGCTCTCGATACATTTCTTCTGTGATACCGGTTTCCAGCACGCCGATATCTAGGCGAAACGTGCCGGCGGTTTCGTTGGTTTTCCACCACTCAATCACGCGGATTAAATAACCTAATGGCTCAACTACTCGGCGCAGCGCCCCGATTGTGCCCTTATGCTTATGGATAAACATCGCCGATTTAATGGCGTCGCGTTTAGCTTTTTCCGTCCAGTTTTTATCCCACCGGTCAACACTGAATGCCCATGCCAGATACGGCAGCAAATGCACCGGACATTTATCAGGATTCCAGAGAATACGAATGGGGATCGGCACCCGCTCTATTTGTGCCAACGCATTAGCCGCCGCAAGTTCTAATGTTGATGAGCCAGTCGGGAGTAATCGATCACTCATCAGAGCCACCCAACGACACATTAATACCGGTGCAAAAGCTGGCTTGTGTTTTATCTAATTTGATATCTGCAATGGGCTTTTTCAGCTCAACACGCTGGACGCCCTGCACATGTAGTGCCGCATAAATCGCACTCAGCACAATGTCGCGCCCTAACCGGTGTTGCTGTGTTGTGTAACGCGTTAACTGCTCTTCTGCGGCCGCAGTAATAGGCTCGTATTCAGGGGATGGATAACAGTAAATCACTGCTTCGATGTCATAATTAACAATAGTGGCAGATTGCACCGTTACACGGTCAGCGACAGGGCGCACATCTTCATCGTTTAAAGCCAGCTCTACTTTGTCAATTAAATCAGCTGGAGCGGTACCGTTCCCCTCTCGCGATAAAACTGTCACTGTCACGCAGGCTGGTGATGGGCTGATCACTGAGGCATCAGCAACGCGCCCATCGGCACTACGCGCATGATGCTCATAACTGCCAACTGGCCCCGCCACGCTCAGCCCCTCAAATGCGCTTGGAATGCGTAATCTTAAATCAGCATCAGATTCATACACCGGTGGGATCGGCGGTACCGCGTTATCATCACCCTCAGATAACATTAGCCGCTTAACATTATTGTTAGCTGCTAGCTGATCTAAATCAGCCCCCACAGCAAAAGCGACCATGCTCGCGCGAGCCGCTTCATTAATACGCTGGCGCAATAAAAGCTCTCGATAGCAATTCTCTTGCAATAACTTGGTTAATGGCTCGGATTCAAGCGCCAATGTTCTGGCTATTGCAGGGCGTAATTCACTTGGCATCGCGTCAATCATTGCGTTTTTACGCTCAATGAAAATCAACTCAAATTCCAAACTTTCAACCACATCCGGCGGCGGAAGTAAGCTTAAATCAATGGTCGCCATGATCACCTCACAGGAACAGAGAAACTGAACGCTTGTTCAGTTCCTGAAAAAACACCGCTCAACTCAATCACAATGCTGGCTGGCGTAGGTGTAGAAATGATTAGTTGCTGAATTTCAATGCGAGGCTCCCACAGCAAAAGCGCGGTGTAACACGCCGCCATCAGTCGCAGCCTTAACGCTTTATTGTCGGGTTGGTCTATCAACCTAAACAGCAATGAGCCATAGGAACGCCGAGCAATGCGGCTCCCAATGGGAGTGACTAAAATATCGCGAACAGACTGGCGAACATGGTCAATGTCGGTAATGCTTTGACCGGTAGCAGCGCTTAAACCGAGAAATCTCATTGAGGCTCTCCCGTTGTCTCACCACCTGAACGCACACCGCCATGCTGGTGCTTATGCAATGTAATACCATTGGATTTAATCGCGCCGCCGGTGTGAGTAAAGTTGCCTGTCATTTCACCGCCCTCAGTCACATTTAATGTGGCGCACGTTAAGTTATCCGAACAAATCACCGTTGGTGTGGTTAGTTTGATTTGTTCGCTGGCATTCACAATGACCACTTTGGTTTTCGCACTGATTTGCTCGCTGGCTTCAATCGTTGCCGTCTTAATGCCCGTTGCTTTTAGCGCACCGGTTGCAGGCTCATATTCAATGACAGCACCATCGGAGTAGGTCACATGATTGGCAGTCAATGAATCGGTAGGCTCGCTGTATTCATCAGAAAAAAGCCCAACTAACACAAGGCCCGTAGTCAACTCGCCACCTATCGACAAAATCACCACTTGCTCACCCACTGATGGCGCCCAAATTTGACGCGCACTACCCGCCCGCTGAGTCACCCACGGCAGCCAATCTGTTTGTAAATCTCCAGTTTGTACTCGACACCCACGACGAATATCGACATCAATAATGACGCCGGTGCGGATCATGTTTCGGATGATGCGGAGTAGCTCCGCGTTATTGGCATTTGCATTCATGGCGATAGCCTGCCAGACAAAATGGCTGGAATGCATGGCTTCGCTGTTGTAATGCGGCGAATTACAACATCACGAGGCGAAATGATTAATGATTAGGTTTTCAATGTGGCGGATGTCATCAACCGTAAAACCCAACAATTGACGCACAGGATATTGAATATCAAGGTTACGCAGTTTTTCTTTCATCCCATATTGGTGAATAGCGGCAATGGCGGCGGCTGACGGCGCAAAGAAAATAGCGGCTTCATTGTCGCCGGCAAATGTTCGCATATAGCGTGCTGTTGCTAATTTTTTAAACATCCGCGCTTGCTTACTCTTACCTTTGATTTTAACTCGGTCTTTTTTTACAGAGATAAATCGCTGGATATCCCCTTTTCTAAATGAACGCTGCGCCCCTTTGTCCACGTCAAATCCGGTAATGGTTTGCCTACCTTGGCGCCAGTTTTTAAGATTACGTTGCTGGCCTCGCCAGATAAAACGCATCTCACGCTGAACAGTAATAAACTGGGCTTTTCGCTGAGTAAATGGGCTACCATCAGGGTTTTTCTGCTCTCGAATACGTTTGATTTGTCGCTTTCGTAAATCGCGAACTAATACCCGAGAGAGTTTTTTCCTCTCTGCTGTTGAGGCTCTCGCTAAAAGCCCCGCAATTTCACTGTTTAACTCAGTCAGCGCATCATCCATACAACGAATTCCAGTCATGAGTTGGATCGGCTGGCTCGTTGACAGCTTCAACGTGATACTTGCCCTCTTTCATCGCAACAATCACACGCTCTGTCAGTTTTAAATCAATGCTGATATTGGCACTTTGACTATTGAGAATATCCGCTTCAAAACGAATACCGGTAGCCCGTTTATCAGGATTCGCGAGAATATCGGGCTGATGCTCTTTTAGCCATTCCAGCACCACGGCAAAAATAATATTTTGGTCATCAGGAAATGCCTCAATAATAATATTCAAGCTGTAGTTGTACTCGTAAGACAACGAGGGTTCGTAGGTGGCAATAATGCTGCCATCATCAACAAACAGATAGAGTTTTTCTGGGTTATCTTTTAGGTAGGGTATTTTTTGGCACAGCCGGTCTTTAATGCTGTTGAGCTTTTTCATTCTGACGCGCCTCCTCCGCCTGCTCTATCGCCATCAATTGTGTATTGGCCTGTTCGATATCGGTCAGTAACGCATCCACCCATACGGGTAAATCACAATAGGTTAGCGCCCTTCCGGCAGTGATGGCGGGATCGGCTGGGTCAGCGTTTTGGGTATCGGTACGCATTGCGATTCCACGTAATCGGTACGTGTTGTTGAGCAGCCGGTCAGCAATGCCACGAGGCACAGGCAGATCACAGGTGGGGTCTTTTTGAATAATCGCTTTATATTCAATTTTTCTTTCCTCTGATGCAGCTCGTTGATGTAATCCGTTTGATGAGGCACTTGATGCTATTTGATTAAAGCGCTGAAATTGAAATGATTTATCAACAATCATTTTATTTTGCAGCGCAATAGTGTGGTTTTTCTGCTCGTTATCAGCTTCCAGCCGCTTACGTAAAGCATCACCTTTCTCTAAAGCAAAAGTGAGACAGCCAATAATCACCAAGCTGACAACAGCTAATATAAGCGGCGTTTTACTCATAATAAGCTGTACGCTAATTCAAACATGGCGTCGTCGTATGGCTGCTGGCCGTTCTCAACTTGCACAATCGCCTTAGCCATTTTAAAAGCCGTATTCTTATCATAAACATCAAGGCAATCACGGCGCCCAAAACCCGTTTCTTTACAGACACGATTAATATATCCCTCTGTATTATTACGGTCTTTCGCTGGCGCCCAACGTTCTATAATTTCTTCTACGGTATCAATTTTCCCGCAACCAACACCCTGCTTTCCTTGATACGTTGAATACGTTCGTAACAGCTTGAAAAGTGCTCTAATGCCATATTCTGGCTTCACAAACCGACTGTGCCGCGGTTCAATGCTAGGATCAAACGGCAATTCTCCTTGCCATTTATTTCGTGGGTTGTGATCGATATTACCAGGGTTATTGTTTCTAATTCCGCGTGCCATTTACTTATCTCCTAACCGCTTATTAATCATTCGGTGTGCAATCTCACGAATTTTTTCCACACCTAAAAAGCCAATTGCGCCGCCAATCATGCCGGATGCGCCATTCGGAATGCCAAGAAACTCAGCGCCACCAATAATTGCCCATGACAACGCTCCGCATAACAGGCATTCAGCCCATTTATTTTTTCGCGTGTCACCGTCATAAATTAGGCAGGCATAACGAATAAAGATTGCCAATGCCACACCCGACAATTGCGGTAATGCGTTTTTAACTGTCTCGAAAATTTCTGCAAAGTGTTCTTTCATCGTTTTCATACCATCCCCCTATTGAGGGTGTTGTTAATCCCAAAGTTGGATCATGGCTTTTTTTGGCTGCTCGGTGATATCGGGTAATTCAACTGTCACCCCATGCGTTAATATTGGGCCCATATCAGCAAGGTTTGGGTTAAGCTCTAAAGCTTGCTCAACTACGCCGGCTGTCTGCCCCAACACCCTAAAACACAGGGCATCCAATGTTTCGCCTTGCAACGCCATCACTTTCATATCAATTCAACAATATTGTGTGATTCACCCTTGATGCGCTGAATTGCCCACTGCACATCACGCCATAATTCATCAATTGTGGTACCTAAACCCTCGGCTTTTTTCTCACCACTGTTAGTGGTATCTACATCGCGGTAACGTTCAGTCAAATTGGCTTTCGTTTGGCTGTAAACCGCACGACGATAGAGCAACACCAATTCACTCTCTGCATTCACAAATTCAGCCGGAATTTTATCCATTGACGCATAGCCCTTTTCAATCTGGCTTTGTCGCCAAGCGGATAATTCCCGATTGATTTCAATGATGGCATTAGTGATGGCATGTTTGAGGCGTTCTGGCGTCAGCTTTCCATCTGTCAGCATGGATTTTTGATAATCCAGTGCGTGAATATCAGGAAAGAAATCACCACTGTGAAAGACTTCATCAGTGAGGTTCTGTGATTGTGAGGAAGTAAAATCCATACAATGCCTCTAAATAGGTGGGCGGTGGACAAAGGGAGTTAAATCACGTTATTCCCTTGTGCCGCCCTAGCGCGGTGGCTCGTTCTGTTGTTCCGTGGCGGTCTCTTGCTGCTTTTCTAGATACTTCTCAAGTTGCTGCAAGTCTTTCTTCACACCAACACGGTCATTTAATTCCAATGCTCTCAACCATGAGCAGGTTGCGGGTTGAGGTTGATTATTGTCTCGCTGGGCATAGCCTAACCACTTATAAAGATTTGCACGGACTTGGTCTGGCATATCTTCATCAATCGTTAGCGCCAAGGTTCGCGTGAGGACGTCCAACGGCATCGGTGTTTTAGCGGCGTATTGCTTCTCAGCCTGATCAGCAATCTCTTCCGCGATAGCACAGCCCGTTGTACGGGTGTGCTTGTCAGGCATATTGAGGTTATAACGCAAAGCATAGTCGGCAATATCTAATGCCCCGTGATAATCACCGGCATCGATACGCCATAGCATTACCCGCATCGTGACATCATCTTGCTGACCTTTACCGCTCGCCAAAATACCAGCGACCCAAGGCGCATAATTAGGCAGCATTTCCCGTTTCACGCTGGCTTTACGCTCAAAAGACTGGATGCGCTTTAACCGGCGACGATCAGCATTCATCATCAATGTCATTTGCGTGTAAGCCGACCCTGTTTGCATAATGGGATCGCGCTGTTCCGCGTCCTTTTCTGCGCCCATGCGGATCACATGACGACGGAAAATGCTGCTACTCATTACTCGCCGCCCTCGCCCTTATCAGCTTCTGGGGCTTTTGCTGGCGCACTCACCATTTCGATATTTTCAATCAGCGCAACACCGCGATAATCTTCAACCACATAGGCTTCATTGACTGATTCGTAGTTTTCGATTTGGTCACGCTTTGGATTATCCAAAATATGACGGCGGCGAGTTTCGTTCTGCCAGTAAATTGACAAGTTATCGAGACGGGTGATCAGAAGTGCGTTATCAGGGAAATACGGTGCGCGAACGGCTTGCAAGCCGCCAATGCGTTTTTGGCTGATGATCATATCTGCCGCGAGTTTTTCGCTGTTTTCCTGCTCTTTATTGACTAGTGGGAAATACTTATCACTGAGTAACTTACGACCACAAATCACCACGATATCAGTATCATCTTGATATTCTTCATCAATCAGATCATCAACCGCGCTCATCACCAAAGCGTCAAGGTTATGGAAATCACCATCAACTCCGACGCGGATTGTCGCAGAAATCACGTTCCCGTCGTCATCTTTGACATCACTGACCACATGCTCTGGCGCGTCATTTCGCACTTTTTGCAGCCAGCCGATATTGACGTCTTGCAGTAATTTATTTTTTTCGCGATCAGAGTCTTTCTCTCTGCTGATACCGTTAAATCCGATCATGATGCGGTCAAGCGCCTGACGGCGAATAATTGCGTTACGAATACGTAACTGGAAATCTTTAAACTTCGCCCATAAATCCAATTTTTTATACTTAATAGCCGTATCAAAGTTGGTTTGCTCACATTTATAGGTCACTTCATTCAGTTCGCTTGGATCTGTTGGCTGACGGTCTTTTTTCGAGGTGTCCGTTGTACCGGCTACGGTTGAACCTACGCCAAGCCCAATGACAGAGCCTGATTGCTCATCAACAGGAACCACATTTACCATGGTTAAAAATGCCGCGCTTTGCTGAATGTTATCTTCTAGCGTTTGGGCAATAGACGGATTCACTTCAACTTTGCTGGATAACGCCTCCACTTCAACATCAAACAGCGACGCTAACTGAGTGAGAAAGGCATTAAATTGAAATCGGGTATGTTTTTTCATGTTTGCTCTCAAATTTGTAAGGCTAATTAGCAATCCGTCAGGAATTCAGGGGCAGTCGCGCCGTTATCACCCAACGACTGTGGTCGATTGACATTGCTTCCATCCGTTTGTTTGAGCGTGGCTTTTAGCTCATTCAGCTCATTACGTAGCTCACTGACTTCATGCATTTCGCTTTCGTAAGCGCTTAATTTTGTTTTGGCTTCATTCAGCTCTAAACGCACGGCATCAATCGTTTGAGCGCACAGCTCAACGCTTTTATCGACATCAGAAAAACGAGCATCGTCTTTCTTGCTTTTTCCTCGCAACATTTCGGTTACGCGAGAAAATAATGACGGGGTTTCCGGCTTTTCTTCATCGAATTCAAACCGGGTTTCTTCCGCAAGCGTGAACACGTTCTCTTGAGATTGCTTACGACCAGATAGCGGGTTAACACTGTTGCTTGCGCTAAATTGCAGCATTTCAGTGCCAAGGCTGGCAGGGTTATCGGTTACTGCTAAACCAACAAGGTAGGCTTCGCCGGTGTCTGCGAACTTCGGGTTAATTTCCACTGAGGTATACACTTTCTGACGCTTTTTATTCATTTCGATCAAGTCGTCAGTTGGCAGTAACGTGGCATACAAGCCCAGCTTGCCTTTTAGCGCACCCTCTTTAATTTCTTCGGTATAAACAGACTCCACATCACCAAAACGCGGCATCCATTCATACTTTAAGTGTTCAGAGTTAATGCGAGCACCATACACACTGGGATCGTAGTTTTTTTCGATATCAGTTAGCCAAGAACGCTGCACCGTGCGCCCATCGGTCGTGGCACCCTCAACACAAATTCGCACTGGCTTCGTTTTTTTCGTCATGCAAATGACTCCATCAGTAACAAAACGGGATTGTCAGAATATTTTTCAAAAATAAGTGGCTTATAGGTTTCAGTGTTTACATCAAGGAGACAACGGATCGCTGTTGTATGAAAGGCAGGTACAACACAACGCCAGCGCGCGCGAGGATTGCGCTCAGTAATCTGGCTGCATGAATACATTACATGATTTTGAACCCCGCAAACGCGCGATGCACCTTTATTTCAGTGGGCACCGTATTGCGCGTATTGCCGAAATTTTAAAAGAAAAGGCATCCACAATTCATAGCTGGAAACGGCGCGACCAGTGGGATGAGATCACGCCAATTGAACGTGTCGAAATGACGCTTGAAATGCGGCTTTGCACACTCCTTGAGAAAGATAATAAAGAGGGAAAAGACTTCAAAGAAATCGACCTGCTTTATCGGCAAGTAGAGCGTCACGCAAAAATTCATAAATACCAAAACGGTGGCAATGAAGTTGATTTAAATCCGAAGTTGGCCAACCGCAATGCCGGCGAACGCCGCGCACCCGATAAGAACGTATTCAGCGAAGAACAGATTGAAAAGCTAGAAGAAATCTTTCGTGAAAACATGTTCGGCTATCAAAAGGTTTGGTATGGCGCCGGCAATCAATATCGAATTCGTGACATTCTCAAATCCCGACAAATCGGAGCAACGTATTTTTTTGCACGAGAAGCTTTCATTGATGCGCTGACTACTGGACGAAATCAAATCTTTCTATCCGCAAGTAAGGCACAAGCCCACGTTTTTAAAGGCTACATCATTGAGATGGCGCGTGAAGTTGACGTGGACTTAAAAGGTGATCCCATCGTTTTATCAAACGGGGCAACCCTCTATTTTCTCGGTACCAACGCCAAAACGGCCCAGAGTTATCACGGCAATTTATACCTTGATGAATTCTTTTGGATACCAAAATTTCAAGAATTGCGGAAAGTTGCCAGCGGTATGGCACTCCACAAAAAATGGCGCCAAACCTATTTCTCAACTCCATCAAGCCTGACACACAGTGCTTATCCGTTCTGGTCTGGAAAATTATTCAACCTAGGGCGAGCTAAAGCTGACCGTATCGATATAGACGTCAGTCATGCAGCTCTCGCCGCTGGTAGGTTATGTGAGGACGGGCAATGGCGTCAAATCGTCACTGTTGAGGACGCTATCAAGGGCGGATGTGATTTATTTGATATCAACCAATTGAGGCTGGAATACAGCCCCGATGAATATCAAAATTTACTGATGTGTGAGTTTGTCGATGATATCGCGTCGATTTTCTCACTGGAACTGATGCAACGTTGCCTTGTTGATAGCTGGGAAGTTTGGGAAGACTTTCAACCCGAAATGTATCGCCCTTATGGCTATCGCTCGGTTTGGATTGGGTATGACCCCGCCAAAGGTACCGAAAATGGGGATAGTGCTGGTTGCGTTGTGATTGCTCCACCATCCATGATGGGTGGGGCCTTTCGTATATTAGAGCGCCATCAATGGCGCGGCATGGACTTCCGCGCTCAAGCCGAAGCCATTAAACAACTGACTGAACGCTATAACGTCGAATATATCGGCATTGACTCAACCGGTATTGGCCACGGTGTTTATCAATCCGTTTTAGAGTTTTTCCCGCAAGCCCGTGAGTTTGTCTATAACCCCGGAATGAAAAACGCCTTAGTGCTTAAAGCATGGGATGTGATCAACAGCGGCCGCTTAGAGTTCGATGCTGGTGACACCGACATTATTCAGTCTTTTATGGCCATTCGACGGTCAACCACCGCCAGTGGCAACCGCCCAACTTATGAAGCCAGCCGCAGTGAAGATGCCAGCCATGCTGACTTAGCATGGGCAGCAATGCATGCCTTATTCAATGAACCGATCACCGGTGACAGCACCCAACATCATAATATCGTGGAGCTATACTAATGAGCCGTAAAAACCGCAACAATCGCAATAAAACTCAAAATACCGGTGGCGTTGAAGCGTTCACGTTTGGTGAACCGGTTTCCGTTCTCGATAGTCGTGAAATTTATGATTATCTGGAATGTGTCAGAATGGAGCATTGGTATGAACCACCAATGAATTTCAATGGACTATCGAAGGCGTTCCGTGCGGCGCCACATCATAGCAGCGCGATTTTTGTTAAGCGTAATATTCTGACCAGTACCTTTAAGCCACATACATTACTTAATCGACAAACCTTTGATAGCTTTGCGCTCGACTTCTTAATGTTTGGTAATGCCTATTTGGAAGAGCGAAAAAATCTATTAGGTGGCTTGTTACGATTTAAACATATTCCGGCAAAATATACCCGCCGCGGTATTGAAGAGAATCAATATTGGTTTGCTAAATATGGTTATGAAAGTGAGCCTTACCCTTTCCAGCAAGGTAGTGTCTTTCACTTAATTGAACCCGATATAAACCAAGAGCTATACGGCTTACCGGAATATCTAGCCGCCCTACCCTCAACTTTGTTAAATGAATCTGCCACGCTATTTCGTCGCCGGTATTATCTCAATGGGAGTCACGCCGGTTACATCATGTATATCAGCGATTCGTCTCAGTCTCCGACCGACATTGAAAATATTCGCAATGCAGTAAGAAGTAGTCGCGGCCCCGGCAATTTCCGTAACTTGTTCTTGTATGCCCCGAACGGAAAGAAAGACGGTATTCAAGTTATGCCCCTGAGTGAAGTCGCCGCGAAAGATGAATTTCTGAATATTAAAAATGTCAGTCGTGATGATATGCTCGCCGCACATCGGGTACCACCACAAATGATGGGGATCATTCCACAGAATACCGGTGGCTTTGGTGATGTTGAGAAAGCGGCTAAGGTATTTGTTCGCAATGAACTCATTCCGCTGCAAGCCAAGATGAAACAGTTAAATGATTGGTGCGGTGAAGAAGTTATTCAGTTTGAGCCGTACCGGCTGGATGATGACAACGAATAAATTATCTCAACATTAAAAATGATACCGCCTCAATGGCGGTATTTTTTTGTCATTAAGCAGGTGATCTCGATGGTTTAAATAATAATAAGACCCCACACTATTATATCAAAACCACCACACCAAGACGAATCAACCTAATTTCACCCCGCCAAATCGATGCCTAGTCGCCCTGTAATCCATTCTGAGGCGACCTAAAATAATTGCTATCTAGCTATAGATATTTGAATTTAACGCCGCTATGGCTCGGAGAATTTGCGATGTGATAATTAACAGTAAACATGTCGCCGCGCAATCGTAGCCCCGCCACGCCTGCCCACTAAATAGGTCGGTTTTCATGCACCTGCAAGAGATCATCAGAACCACTCCAGTAGTAGTGGTTGGTGTGATTAGCTATTTTTTTTGATCTTGCAAATTTAGGGGAAAAATTGCAGAGATTGCATTCTATTCGTAAAACGAATTACGTAGATTGTTTTCCGTGTGATTTCACTATAGAATTCGCGCCGAGCATGCAGGCAGATTTTTTAGTTGTGTTTCGCAACTACTAAAAACAAGGGCAGGATCGCTCGCCAATATAATCATAATTGTAACGCTATGATAGGTTTGTAATGCAAAAGAGTGCCTGCATGCTCTCATCTAACTATATTTTCACATGGAGAAAAGATGAGCAGTTTAACTAAGCTAAAATCTGCAAAAAATAAAGTGGAATTAGCTGCTGTTTTAGGTGTTAGTCCTGTATTTCTTACTAAAACACTATACAAAATAAAGGTTGAAAACTTATATACTAGCTTCACCATAAAGAAAAAATCAGGTGGAGACAGAGAGATCTTAGCCCCAGATGACAGCCTCAAAGATTTACAACAAAGATTGTCTAATATACTTTTAAATTGCTTAGACGATATTAGAAAAAACGAATCGACCTCAACAAATATTTCTCATGGCTTTGAACGTAAAAAAAGCATTATTACAAATGCTTTAAAGCATACAAAAAGAAAAATTGTCCTAAATTTAGATCTCGAGAATTTTTTTGACTGTTTTAATTTTGGTAGAGTTAGAGGCTTCTTCATAAAAAATGATAGATTCCTATTAAATGAAGAAGTGGCAACCGTTATTGCTCAAATCTCTTGTGTTTATAATAAACTACCTCAAGGAAGCCCTTGCTCTCCTGTAATTACAAATTTAATATGCAGTTCCCTTGACATTAAACTAAATAAAATTGCGAGAAAAAATAAGTGCACATATACAAGATATGCTGATGATATCACTTTTTCTACTAGTAAAATATCTTTCGGAAATGAAATTGTCAGTCCTAACTCCACAAATAAAGATATAGTATTGGGTAAAAAATTAAAAAAAGAAATAATAAAATCTGGATTTACCATAAATTATAAAAAAATACGAATTCAGAATAAAAACTCCAGACAAGATGTTACTGGACTTGTCGTAAATAACAAAGTAAATACTAAAATTGAATATCACAAAAATGTAAGAGCAATGTGTCATAATTTGTTTAAAACCGGAAATTTCAATCTAATAGATAGAGAAACCAAAAAAGAAAGAATTGGAACCATTGATGAATTAGAAGGGATGCTTAGTTTTATAGATAATATAGATAAGCATAACAATATAATCTACAAGAAAAACATTAAAACCAATTCAAAAAAAAGTAAGCTTGAAAAAAACTTAAACAAAAGAGAAAGAGTGTACTCCGACTTTATATACTTTAGGAAATTTCATAGCAATGAACTTCCAACAATAATAACTGAAGGTCATACAGACCAAATACATATTAAATGTGCACTAACTTCACTTTATAGTGACTTTCCTAATTTAATTGAAATGAAAAATGAAAATTATCATCTAAAATTTAACTTTTTAAAATTATCAAAAAAAAATAAATGGCTATTGGGGATGGGAGAGGGAACAGATCCAATCCGTTTTTTTATTTCAAACTACATAAAAAATTATAATAAGTACCCATGTTTTAAAGCAAAAAAACCCGTAATAATATTACTTGACAATGACAGTGGTTCAAAAGGTTCAGGTGGAATTTTATCACTTTTAACTCAGGGAACCTTTAGTAATATTAAAGAAAATAGAAATGAATTAAGAAAGAAAAAATATATTCATGTTTATGAAAACCTCTACGTAATATTCACCCCGTTGATAAAAGGCAATGACTCATGCATAGAGGATTTATATGACAGAAAAACTTTGGAAAAGAAATTAAATGGAAAAAAATTTAAAAACTCAAATTTAAATTTAAAGCCAGACGAATACAGTAAAAATCACTTTGCTAAGTATGTAATACAAGATAATATTGAAAATATTAATTTTGACAACTTCAAACAAATATTGGAATCATTAGATAAAATAATATTGGAATATTAAATAATGACTATCATTTAGGGTATAAACCTTGAGTGATAGCCATAACTGATTTTTGATACATATTCAAAATTATTATATATTACCCTCTACTCATTAGAACAGAAAAACCTTTAGATGTAAGTCCATTATCTAAATCTAAATATTTATTTTGAACTGCTTCCATTAAAAAAGCAGAATGGAGATCTTCTGTTTTAATTACTCTTAACAATGAATCTTGAATCTGACTATAGCTAAGCTCATCTAAACTTTTAACATTGTTTATTTTTAAAATCTCTCTTTTAATACGACTTAATAAATATCGTTCCACTCGCATAGAACGCTCATCAAATTGATTGTATTTACTATTCTTAAAATTTTTATCTAATCTAGTCAGATCACTCTCCAACGAGTTTATTTTATCATTTGCATTTTTTAAATTATTTTCTTTTTCTTGCAATTTTAATTTAATTTCTTCCTTATCTTTTTCAGCCAAATTAGCTTTTAGGATGAGACCATTTATTATCTCGTCCTTCGATAACTTAATCTTTTCAATTTCCTCTGTCGCTTCTGACATTTCACTTTCAATACTTTCACGTTCTTTCTCTATTGGATTTTTTATATACCCATTCATTCTAGAATCAATACTTGAATAATTATCTCTCAAGTTATCTAATTTCTCACCAAAGCCACTCTCTATTTTAACTAGCAAAGTCGCTATATCTTTTGAATGACTATATGTATTCTCATAGAATCGATTGCTTGTTTCTGTCGCTTTAAAATAAAACGTTGCAGATAACCAAATAGAAAAAACAGCTAAAACAATTGAAAGTAAAGTTGAAAAATCAACTGTGAAACTTGAGCTATAAAACTTCAATAAAATAAAAAAAACAAAAAGTACGGTACAAATAGCTTGCACACAACTCCAAAGTGTTACATTTTTTATTTTTTTATTTTGTGATACTTCATCTGTATTTTCAGCCATAATAGTTACCATAATGAATAATATGCGGCAATATTATTCATTAATTTTATTTATTGTAAAGCTCATTTTTATTTTTCTGTACTTCTAAATGCATCCATATATTTCACAAATATATCCCCCCTCTCGGAAACCGGTTACAACGGTTACATCCTACCAAAAACATATATAACTCACTGATTATAAAAGAGTCCATTGTAACTTTTTACTGGTTACAACGGGTTACAAAACAGGGGCTAAAAAGTTACACCCTTATAAAACAATGAGTTATATTTTTAATTTGTAACCTCTCAAAACGGTTACACGTAACCGCAAAGTAACCCATTTGTAACCTTTTTCATTTTCTATATTTCTATATATAATCAATAAGATATAAAACTATTTTAATTTTGTAACCATTGTAACCGCTTTCCGAACCCCTCCCACAAATTCTCTATTTATAAAAAAGACACTTAATAATGCTTATTTATTGCACAACCTCTTATTCTTTATCTTGTTTGTCATTCTGAGTATTTATGATGTTTGCTGGATATCTTTCTACAGATAAAAGAAAGGCTGCACATTGGCAGCCTATAGATTAATGGATGAGAAACTAACTCTCACTGTTTTCCTGAAACACCCAGCACTTAATCACTTCGGGCTTCTTAAGTTGACTCCCTGCTGCAAGCGTACTATTAAACTGGCTGTTCACCACACTTCGTACCGTCTTGACGCCCACAAATTTACGCATACGCCCTGACTTCAATAAGTTCTTAATTTCAGTATTCAATTGCATAGATTGGCGGTGTTCACTCGCTACTTGCGCGATATGGTTAAAGTTCACCGCATAAACGCCCTGCTCAATGCTGTGATTCACACCAAACGCCTCATTATCTTGCAGGTAGTCAAACATATCCCAAAACTCCATCACTGGCGGCTGGTCAAGTTGGATAGCCTGAACACGTTGTTTAGCCAACTCAATAATAAAGTCACGAGTCTGACGAATATGTGCCGCTTTTACGGGTAAAACTAACGCTAACGTTTCCAACAATGCAATTAACTGTGCGTGGTTTTTAGCGATCCGTTCATGGTTAATCGCTTTATCTGCAAATAACTGCGCCTGTAAGCCATCTACGCTCTCATTGTATTGCTTTAATATCGCAGCTTCTTTCATTAGTACCGTAGGCAGAAAACCAGATAATTTTTCAATGGAATAACGTTCAAGGGCAATCGCTGCATAACGGGTTTCAACGCTCTGCTCGGCTTTATCGGTATACAGATGAATAATCCGTTCTAAAACCGCACGAGACGCGTTTATCTCCGCATTCTGCGCAATCACAATACTACCTTTAAATAATGGCTCATAAGTCTCATTCCCACTATTTTTAACGCCTAATGAACGTGTAGCACGCCCGTTATACAGTGACTTTAACTCTTCCCAATCAAATGCTTTCAGTTTTGCATTATCTTGCATTCGATCACTTTCAATTAAACATACAGGTAAATTACTAATCTGCGAAAAATTTCGTCCTCGAGCTGCGGCACTGGATTTTGACGCATCGAATCCCTCGTAATCGGCACGACCACATAAGCGCCATAAAAATTCAATTAAGGTACTTTTACCCGAACCGGGCTCACCGCAAATTTCTAAAAATGGATAGCTTTTATGAGTTTTGCGTATCTGCTCCGCAAAGAACGAACCCAACCAGAACGCCAGCACTACATAACCTTTAGCACCGAATGCCTCCCAAAGCGATTCTAACCAGCCAGTATCAAACTCATTCAGATCCGTATTGATTGCTAATGACGGGCTAAGGCTTAACGTCTTGATATCCAATTTATTTAGAGAGAAATAATCCTCCTCATTTAGCGTAAAACACTTACCATCCTGCACCGCAACATCATTAAATACATACACGCCATACTCTTTGTTATAACCCACATAATTTTGCGTGATCACCTCTTTAATATCTGGCAAGGCTTGCTTGCAAATGCGGTCCAATTGCAAAGTTGTGCCGGTATAAACCGCCCCTTTGGCCACATGCAATAAACGCTTCTTGAATTCACTGGCACTGGTTAACTGTGAGGCGGTAAAAGTGGCTTTAACCTGTGGTTGGCGAGGAAAATCGACGCGCATGTAATACCATGATTCATCGGTTTCTACAGATTTTTGGAAATATAACGGAGTGGGATAACAATTGGCGATTTCAACTACCGTTCCGGACTCTTTCACCGCTTTTTGTCTGGCTTCATCTTCATCTAAATCAGGTTCGGCATCATGAATACGCTCAATGGTTTTCATCATTTTATCGATATCCAACTTAAACCAATACAACCGATTATCGTGTTGAAAATCGAACTCTGAGCGCTCGGTCCAGTTGAACATCAAGCGGGCTTTTTCGAATGCGGTTGAAGCTAACAGTAACTTGCCATAATAGCGATAACGAGCGATATCACGTTCAGACAACTTGCCTTTCATATGCAAGTCATTCCAATCATTGCCAGTATCGATTTCAGCCGGTCTGGCAGCAGTGGATCGCCATCCATCTTCTTGGCTGCGGGCAACAAATTTATTCATGGCTCGCTCACCGGCTGCGCCATTATCCAGCGCCCAAACTAAAAGAGGCTTCTTATTGTTACCTAGCGCAGCTTTCAGCGTATTCAAAGCAACCTCTGGGTAATTATGGCAAGTCATTAACGATACAGCCGCAATACCATTTTGAATCAAACTCAACGCATCAAAGATCCCCTCTGTCAACCAAATCTCTTTCGCTTGGGTTAAATCCTGTTGTGGCAGTGTCCACCAATACCCTTTATAGGAACCAAAAAAGTTAGCTTTACGATCAAATCGTGACGGTCTATCAATAATCCGTTCCCAATAAGCGCCCTCCGGCAACGCAAACTTAATCGTTGCCGCCCCTAACCCATTGGCATGATAACTCGACTCAGAATAAAGCCCCTTTAACGGTGCAACATCTAGCCCTCGTGCGTGCTGCAAATAAGCATCTGCAGCTGCATTCGGCGCTTGCTGTGTTTTAGGATAGTGCGCTGACCAGTCATCAAATATCTCGGGGTAGATTTCTTTAACAATTAACTCAGCACCACATTTATTTTCACGCCCACAACGCAGCACAAACGGCATTTCAATGGAGGTAAATAGCTCTTTTTTCTTGCAACTTGGGCATACACCTTGGCGCAAATAACCGTTTTGCTCTTTGAATTGAAAGTCGTGAACGAGGCGAGGTAATAATGACTGAATATGATATGATTTCATGTGATAACCTTAGAGCACACAATCACCGCCTACCCGCGGGTTGTGTGCTTTTTATTTGCTTGCAGAGAATGATTTCTCATACGCTGTGGTAATGTTTTTCTTTCAGTTCATACAGTGTTTGGCAGTCAATACACAAAGTGCAGCCAATAACCGCTTGGCGGCGGGCTTCTGGTATCGTGTGATCGCAATTCTCACACTCAAACGCAGATACCCTATTCGTTGTTTTCCTTGCTGCTTCAATCTGTTGCTCCAGTACTAATGCGGCATGGTCATTGGCGCGGTCGATAACATCAGACATAATTAAGATCTCCCGCCTGTGACTCGAATTTATCCGCTTCATCAACCAATAATTGATGAGCTTGCGCGTAATCTAATTTCTCTGTTAATACTTTGTCGGCTAATTGACGTTGGCGATCAGCAAAACGATTCATTAATGATTTACGTTCATCTTCCCGATTCGCTTTTATATTTTCAGCGACTGGAGTAAATATTGGTTCTGGAATATTTCTCATTTTAAAACCTCATTTTTAGGTAATAAAAAGCCCTGACCGATAAAGGTCATTATTTAATGATTTGATTACCATCTAATTTTGATTATTTTTATATTAATAATCACCTTACGATATTTGACCCGATTTTTTTAACCATGATCGGCAACATGGTGTGTGGTATATTTGCTATGCCTGCTATTTTTTGACAGGAATCAGGCATAACGACCAACTAAAAAGGAGTTATTAATGAATATCGAAAAATTGGAAGAATTTACTCAGAATAATAAATCAGAGTTACAAGACTTCTTCCAACAAGCCCGTAAATCTCGTGAAGTTCATAATATAGAAGATAGAATTCTCGCTTTAGAAATGATGACTTGCGCAATTGCAGCATCACTTGAAGGAAAAAGTAGAGAGAATTTTTTAACCATGATGAACTCTCACTCTCATGTAAACAACCCGATGAAAAACTCATCATTTAAGGCTGTTGCCGATTTAAATGTTCTAAGCGCTAATTTTATTTCTGAGTTTGAAGCACTTAAAAATAAATAACTTATTTTGATACTTGAAAGACAATGTTTCCAACATGAACATTGTCTTTATACAACTTACACTCCCCAGAGATAATTAAGTTAGGCACAATAATATTTTGAAAGCTATTAGTTATTTCACTGCTAATAATTAAATTATTTATTGTCGATGTCATTAAACTAGGTTTATGGTTTAATTTTTTCATTTCTAATTCCCCATAGTTCATCAATATATTTTTTAGCCTCAGTCATCGAATCAAATAACCCAAACGAATTATCATCACGTTGAACGTGAAAGCGGGTTACGGGATTCATGGCTTTAGCCGGTAACTTAATAATTTGAAAGTTACGATACTTAAAGCTATGCGTTGAAACCTGCTCAATACCAGCAGTCATTTCGTCACCTACCCTTTCAAAGCTTCTTCGACAGATTTGAGCTCATCTGGAACAGCACCCAAATCGCTAATCAGTTTATTTACTCGCTTAAACCAACTCGCTTTCCATCCCATCCGTTCAGTTGATGGAATTTGACCAGTAGCCTCGTAAACCATTTCAAGCCACTCATTCCACATGATCATTAAGCGCATATCGCTAAAACTTTCACCATGCAATTGGCGTTCGGTGCGGATAGGTAAACGACGGCGATCAGTGAGTTTTCGAACACTACTTTCTGACTTACCTGTACGACGGGAAAACTCCGAAACAGTGATCGGATCAGGAATCTTGAACAGCAAATGCAGCAATTTCTCATTCATGTGATAATCTCTCCATTTGGGGTATTTCATTAACAAAATACCCCTAGTGACATTTTGTTAGATAACATTAATACATCAGTCGGAGAATTGCAACATGCGTCTTAGCGTATCTGAGAAATTAAAATTGATGAGAGAAAGTGAACGGCTTACCAGCTTACCGGAAACCGCGCAAATGCTGGGCTTAAGTAGAGATGCTCTATGGCGTTACGAAAACGGAAAGACAGTACCAAATGCCGACGTAATCACATCCATCATCTGTAATCCAAAATTTGAGAAATACGCTCTTTGGTTTATCACTGGTAAAACAGCACCGGATGTAGGTCAAATCGCCCCTGCACTTTACGACCCTAAAAACTATGAAGTTGATGAGGACAAACAAGCATGACATTAAATGAAAAACTTAAAGAAGCATTATCCGTTGAACACTTAGATATACCGATTGCTAATAACATCAATTGGCTATGCTTTGAGAATATTTTAAAACATCGGCGGCTTAGTAAATATTCCCTATGGCTGACAACCGGTAAAATTATTCCATCAGCCGGTCAAATATCGCCGGCTATCGCACACAATGGGCTTATGAAAATAATCTAGCTGCTTTTAATAACAAAAGCTGGCTAAATATTTATCAACAGTATGTTTTTACTAACAATTTAAAATCACCTCGTTTAACCGGAGGGCGCAACAATGACTATTAAGGCGCTTGAAGGTGGACGTTACAAAGTGGATATCAGACCGCAGGGGCGAGAAGGAAAACGAGTCCAGCGGGTATTTAAAAAGAAAGCAGATGCCTTAGCATTCGAAAGAAGTGTAATGCTTACTGCAAATAGCGATGAGTGGAATAGTGAGTCACGAGACTACCGATCTCTGTCTGATATTTTTCAGATATGGTGGATATATAAAGGGCGTAACAATAAATATTCGGCTAATCGCAAAAAAACAGTGACAAAGATAATCAATGATATGGGTAACCCTTCCGTATATCAGATAACCCCTAAGCTTTTAGGGCAATATCGGTCAGATAGGCTACAAAGTGGCGTGAAAGCCTCAACAGTCAATAGAGAGTTGAATTTATTGATGGGAATTTTCACATCGTTGGCTGAAATTGGTGAGTGTTCTAAAACCAACCCAATCAAAGGGCTTAGTAAGCTAAAAGAAGAAAAGCCCGAAATGTCTTATTTGACGAAAAGTGATATTGAAAAATTACTGAATGCTGTTGAAGGTGATTATTGGCGTATTACAGTTTTATGTTTAAGTACCGGTGCTAGATGGGGTGAAGCAACCCAATTAAGAGCCGAGAATTTATTACATGGGCGAGTTACTTTTATGAAGACGAAGAACGGCAGACATCGCACAGTTCCAATATCTGAAGAAGTAATGAAAGCAGTAAAAATTAAAGAGTCTGGTTTACTGTTCAACGCTGACTATGAAACTTATAGAGCGATACTAAAAAACGTAAAACCTGACTTACCACATGGTCAAGCTGTACATGCTTTACGTCATACATTCGCGGCTCATTTTATGATGAACGGAGGGAATATCTTAACACTCCAAAAAATCATGGGTCATGCAACAATTCAGCAAACAATGACGTATGCACACTTTGCGCCAGATTACTTAAATGAGGCTATATCATGTAATCCACTACGCGAAAGCATCCACATTCCATCCACATAA